TTTAGTGATGAAGGAGATATTTTTGGAACAAGTGTAGAACTTGCTATAGCTGTTCAATATAATGGTGGTGCATATACAACTGTTGTTTCTGGTAATACTGGAACTATAACAGGAAGAACACCTGATCCATATGTAAGAGATTATCTTGTAAATCTTAGTGGTGCTTTTCCTGTAAATATAAGAGTTACAAGAATTACAGCAGATAGCACTTCATCAAAATTACAAAATGATATTCAATTTAACAGTTATGTAGAAATTAAATATGACCAAAGGAGTTATCCAAACAGTGCATTAATAGGATTAAAAGTAGATGCAGAACAATTTACATCAATTCCATCTCGTAAATATTTAGTAAAAGGTATAAAAGTAAAAATTCCACATAATGCAACTGTCAACGCTGACGGAAGCTTATCTTATGCAGGGACATTTAATGGAACGCTAGGTGCTGCACAATATACAAACGATCCAGCTTGGTGCTTATACGATCTCATCAGTTCCTCTAGGTACGGGCTAGGTTCTCATGTTAACGAAACTGATATAGATAAATTTAGTTTTTATGCAGCTTCAGTTTATTGTTCACAGCAAGTTGATGATGGTACAGGAACAGGATCTACTGAACCTCGTTTTTCCTGCAATGTAAACATCAATAATCAACAGGAAGCATATAACGTAATAAACCAGATGTCATCTGTATTTAGAGCAATGCCATATTACGAAACTGGCAGTTTAACTATTACACAAGACTCTCCCAAAGATGCAAGTTATTTATTTACACTTGCAAATGTATTAGAGCCTGGTTTTACTTATTCAAACGTAAGTCAAAGACAAAGACCTACAGTTGTAGTTGCAAAATATTTAGATTTAGATTTAAGAGATATAAATTATGTTGAAGAAATTGATACTGCAAACCAAGCAAGATATGGCACAGTTGTAAAAAATATTAATGCTTTTGCCTGTACATCAAGGGGTCAAGCTGCTCGATTAGCAAAATGGTTACTTTACATGAGCAATGTGGAACGTGAAGTCGTTTCATTTACTACTTCTGTTGATGCTGGAGCAATTGTAAGACCAGGTCAGATTATTGAGATAGCTGACCCTGTTCGTAGTGGAGAAAGAAGAGGTGGTCGTATAAAATCTGCTACAACTAATACTGTGACAATAGATTCTTCATTTGCAAAAGTTGATGATAATGACAATGATGTTGATCTTGCTTATGTAATTAATTCTACTTTAAGTTGTGTTTTACCTGATGGCTCTATAGAAACCGTAACAGTATCAGGATTAAATAATGGTGTGTTTAGTTTAGGGCAACATTTTTCAACTGCTCCTAATCCTAACAGCGTTTGGATCTATCAAACTTTTGAATTTTCAACTGGTATTCAAACAAGCACTTGGAGAGTATTAGAAGTACAAGAACAGGATAGAACTAATTATGTTGTTACTGCTAGTGAATATAATTCTGGTAAATATAATCACATTGAAAGTGGTATTGCTTTACCAGTAAGAGATGTAACCAATTTAGATATACCTCCAACTGCACCATCAAATGTAAGTGCCGAAGAAGTTATTTATGAAAATACAGGTATTGCAAGAGTAAAAATAATTGTTAGTTGGACTAGTACTTTAGATACACATTACATTCGTTATAGATTAGAGAATGGAAACTTCGTATCAAGAACTGTTGATAATTCAAAAAGCTATGAAATTTTAGATACTATTGCTGGTAATTATCAAATAGAAGTTTATAGTGTCAGTTCATCTGGTTTACGATCATCAACCTTTAACACACCTCAAAGTCCATTTTTTGTAGCGAATGGTAAGACTGCTCCTCCATCTAATGTTAGTGGTGTAAGTTTATTACCGATTGATGAAACAAGTGCAATATTAAGTTGGAATCGTGCCACAGAGCTTGATGTGCTATTAGGTGGTAAAACTTTAATCAGACATTCCAGTAAAACAACAGGTGCTCAATGGAAAGATGCACAAGAAATAGTTGTAGCTGCTGCTGGAAACCAAACACAAAAGATAGTGCCTTTACTCGCTGGAACGTATTTAATTAAGTTTGAAGATGATGGTGGTAGAGAAAGTCCTGCTCCTGGTTCTAGTGACAGCGATTGGAATAACACTAGAGTTACAACAAACTTACCAGCACCATCTGAAAGACTTTTAGTTGGAAGTATTGATGAACATACTGCAAACTTTACAGGCTCTAAAACTAATACAGTATATGATTCTTCATTAGATGCTTTAAGTTTATCTGTGACAAGTAACGCAGTAGCAACAAGTGGAGAGTATGTCTTTGCCAATTCAATAGATTTAACACAGCCTTATGATGTTAATTTAAAAAAAGTTTTAGATGCTTCTAGTTTTAACTTAAATAATTTATGGGATGACAGAACCGATCTGATTGATGATTGGGGTTATATAGATCAAGTTGGTGGGGCTACTGAAGCTACAAAATGTAATGCTGCTGTTTATGTAAGATCAACAAATGATGATCCTTCTGGTTCTCCAACTTGGAGTGCTTATAAAGAATTTAGTAACGTATTAATTACAGGTAGAGGATTTCAATTTAAAGCAATATTAACAAGTAATGACACTAACCAAAATATAGCTGTCACTCAATTAGGAGCTACACTAGAATTACAAGGAAGAGTAGAAAGTATTTCGACTCCAGTAACAACTGGATCGTCACAATATACTGTTTCTTTTACAAATTCATTTAAACAAACTCCAACTGTTGTAGTGACACCAACAAATCAACAAACCGGTGATTTCTTTGAACTTGCTAATATAAGTAGGACAGGATTTCAAGTCACATTTAAAAACGGAAGTTCAGCAGTAGCTAGATCATTTGTATGGGCTGCATCAGGTTTTGGTAAGGAGGTCACATAATGAGTAATACGTCAGATTATAATTTAGCTAACCAAGTTGGTTCTTCTTTTAGAACTGAATTAAATGTTGCTTTAGGAGATATTCAATCAACAAATAGTGGTAGTAATCCTCCAACAACACTTGTTGTCGGTAAATTATTTGCAGATACAAGTAATAATTTATTAAAAATTTGTACTAATGCTTCTGCACCTGGGACGTTTACATCTTTAGGAAGAATAGATGTTACAGATATGGGTCATGCAACAACAGCATCGCCTTCTTTTACTGGAACGATAACATCTGCTGGCGATATTGTTATGTCTGGTACGGGGTCTTTACAATTACCAACTGGAACTACTGCTCAAAGACCAACCCCTGCAACTGGAGATATAAGATTCAATACCACGCTAACGCAATTTGAAGGTTATAACGGAGGTTCATGGGGAGAGATTGCTAATGGAGTACCGGCAGGGTCAGTATTTACCTTTGCCACTTCTACAGTTCCATCAGGTTATTTAGAATGTAATGGTGCTGCTGTCAGTAGATCAACTTACGCAACTTTATTTAGTGCAATATCAACAACATGGGGATCAGGAGATGGTTCTTCTACATTTAATTTACCTGATCTTAGAGGACAGTTTGTAAGAGGTTGGGATAATAGTGCTGGAGTTGATAGTGGTAGATCATTTGCATCTAGTCAATCAGATCAAAACAAATCTCACGATCATACAGCAGCTACAACAAATTTAACTGGTGCTATAAATGTTATTTCAGAATCATTTGGAAGTTTTGGAGGGTCTGCAACTGGTGTATTTACAAAAGTAGGTGGTATTACAGCAGGTGGAACTCCTGGATCTCCTGATTCTAATGCCTGTGGAGGAGTTACTATGGATGCTTCTCATACTCACACTATTGCTTCTGATGGTGGAACTGAAGTTCGTGTAAAAAACTATGCTCTCATGTATGTAATTAAATTTTAATTATGACAAATAAAAAAATATCAGAACTAACAGCATTAACAGCACCAGCTAGTACTGATGTGTTGCCAATAATTGATGTAAGTGGTGGTGGTACAGGTTCAAACAATAAAATTACCTATGCAAATTTACTAAGCAAAGCACCTGATGGATCTGCTTCAGCACCATCTTTTAGTTTTAATTCTGATACGAACTCAGGAATTAGTGGTGGATCAGATACTTTAACTCTCAGTACTGCTGGAGTTGGAAGGTTAACAATCAGTTCTGCTGGTCTTGTCACAAT